GAGACCAGGCCAAGGTCTCCACTGGAACTTGCAAGGAGATCGGATCCCCACTGATGGAATACGTCAGACATTACGATCAGTCCTGGGGACTGGGACCAGTTGTACTACCACCGCCCGAATCGGTATGGTTGTGCGCGTCGTAATGACTACGAAGCCGTGACAGAGGGCCTTGCCGATCGTATACGTCTCCTGAGACGTGCAGGTCGCCCTGCACGCGAATTGTTCCATCGTTCTGCAATTTTACAAAGCTGCCTGAGCTGTGCACGAACCACAATTCTCCAACCGGGGCATTCGGTGGCATATGCGTGGTGGAAAACGCACGTCCAACGATGATGCCGTGCTCGGCATCGCCTTCCTGTGCGAGAACCAACACCTGGTCGCCAGGTGAGGGTGGGCAATACATTCCCCATCCGGAGCCAACCCAAGGTGAAAGCACAGGCAACCAGCCACTGAGTACGTTTTCCGGTTGCAGCGTGACCCTTGCGGTCGCCATTGTGGGGTCGACCGAAGTCACGGTACCAAAGCGAGGCTGTGCAGAGCTCTGGTCAAGCGCTCCTGCGCGTTGCTTGATAATGTTGAGAAAGCGCTCCACGATCAATCTCGGGCCTATGAGTTTGTTCTGGGCGATGTGCCCTGTGCCCTGATGAACTCCGTCATGCCACCTTCATAGGTGAGACGCCGTTCAATGGCATCCACATAATAAGACTGATCAAAATCCGTCCCAGTACCTTCAAGTGCAATGACGTCACGTGGCGTCAATTGCAGCTCTCCGGGCAGCCTGATCTCAACGACGCGCTCATGCCGGGTCAGTTGGGCGAGCTTCTGGGTTGCAAATTGGACGGCGGCATCAGCGGTGAGATTGGGCTTCACATAGATATAACTCTGGACTTGGCCAGGTGGAGCGGTCGTGCTGTCCTGGCTAGATCTTCGAATATTCTGGACCAAGGCACTATTCTGCCGCGAGTTCCAGCTTTTCACGACCACTTCAATGTCTTGTGCCAAGACGAGGGATCTCTCCAACCGAAGCTCCATTACATCTGCCGGACTGAGCGTCAGTGTGACGTCATCTAATTGCGCCGTTGGCTGAAAATACAGAGTTTGTCCCTGCACGAATACGTCGTAGCCTTCATGTGACGCGAGAAAGACCAGTAAATCCCACTCAGTTGTTGTTTTGGTAAACTGATCGAGAGTGACTGCGTCGTGTTCGCTCTGATAATAACGGCCGACGGGGGTTGTCGTGGCCATGACGCTCGCGCTGAGGCCGTGTCGTGAGGCGAGCAGCGTAGCTATTTCGCTAGCCGTATGATTGGCGAATGTCTCTTGTGTTCTGGCCTCGATCAATGGTGCCGTAAGATCGCGGCCGGTAAGGTGAACTAGGCCTCCGATGAGATCTATCGTGACACAATCAACTGTGCCCTGCACCATGCTGGTGAACGAAGCTCCTCCGTCAAGGCTGAACTGGATATCCAGACTTATGTCAGTTTCGTTCGACCAGAATTCTGCTCCCATCGAGATGTCGATACCGAGGGCAAGCGAGGCGCTGAATCTGTCTGCAGCGTAATAATTGTTCGAAATCACCTCGGCGCCGACAGCACCGAGCACAAGTTCCCCATTCGCCACCATGCGGAGACGAGGGCTATTTTGTGTGGCGGCTCGGCTATTGCTCAGCAATGCCGCCACCGGCATTTGGATCGACATCCGGGATCAGAAGGGTAGTTACGCCAACTAGTAAGGGATCCGAGAGATTGTTAAGTTGGGCGATCCTTATCCACTGTGTAGCATCCGCCAATTGCACTGCGGCAATTTGGAATAGGTTGTTGCCGGTAACCACAAGTGTCTTCATCGTTAACTACTGGCATTTGTCAAATTATTAGCAGCACGCTGTAGATAGAAACTGGTCGCAGTCAACATACTGAGTTGACCCGCTGAGTCGGTGGTCTCCAGTAGGCCGGAAACAGCGTCCTGGGCTGTTTCAGGTGCTGTAGCGCCAAAGTTGGTAATCGCAGTAGATGTCAGGGCAATTGACGAGTTTAGACTTTCCCGGGCCCCCTGAAGCCCCTGCAGGGCAGCGGAATAGCTGTCCGCTCCTCGTGTCGTGGCCTGAGGTTCGTCTATCATTGCCTGCAATGCGGAAAGGTCCAAATCTCCGTTAGATGCCAGACTGATGGCCATCCCCACATCGGACGATATTGAAGCTACGAGCGATATCGCAGGTAGGTACGAGACGGCCGCCTCATCCCGCAAAACGGTGCACGCAATCCGATAAGGGATCCACCAACCATTGCGATAGTCAGCTTGGAACTCTGATATCAGGACCGTATAAAAGAATACATCCCACGTGAGCGGCAGCGGTTGACCAGAGCTTCGCATTTCATCCAGTGCGCGAGCGCGCAAAGTTGCATCAGTTCCGGAGAAGATCCCAGTAAAAGTGATTTGGGCGTCGTCTCGACCGAGAGCATCTATCACGCGAGTGCCACCAGGCAGACGGTGGATAGCCAAGCGGTGCTTGCCCCCTAAGTTGATGCCTGCAGGCACTTCGAAGTCGCGAAATACAACGGATCCGAGCGTCAGGAGAATATCACTCACAGCGTATCCTTTTGTCGAACAAGTGGTTCCGACGCTGCCATGCTCAATCAAACGCCGAATGGGGCACCGGGATAAGCTGGTGTAATTCTTGGATCGGCACCAGTCATACCGGCATTCGGGCGCGAGGCTTCTTTGGCCAAATAATCCAGGATCCATCGGCCAAGTCGTGCTTGGTCCAAGAAATTCATTGTTCCCACTGCGCTCATCGGATCTTGTTGTGCCCCTGGAGGAACAGCCCCACTTTCGCCTATGCCATTATCGCTGATATCGTTTTCATAGAGTTTGTGGACAAAGCTCCAACCATCCCTAGCTAATGGTCCTCCCGGCTCAATCGCTTCTGCTGACGAATTTGCGGCAGCATCCCCTTGAATCTTTGTCCCGAAGTTGCCTGGGGTTTGTAATCTTGGGAGGCGGGTGATCGGCAGCGCCATTGACCCATGCTCATAATTGGAAAGCGACATTTCTTGGGTCGGGAGTGCTGTGGGAAGTGGGCTCATATCGTTCGCGGCACCAGCCTCCTGCTGTATCTGCAAACTACCACCCCGTGACACTGACAATTCACCTTCTGTGGAAATAGTCCGCCCCCCTGACCCACCGGTTCGTGCCATTTCATACTGTCGGTGTTGATGTTTCGGCTCTACACTATTCTGATAGTGAATGGAGAACCTTTGATCATTGCTGCGGGCCTGTCCATCCGTGCTTATATGCCGCACTTTCGATTGAGACTCTGTATCCGCTTCCAACTGTCGGCCGCGGTAGTACTCTTCCAACGAAGCTGGCAAGGGCACAGTCGGTGCCGATGATCCGCCATCCGGCGATGTTGGCTCGAGTGTCCTAATCGAATTGCCTCCCACTGAAGGTGGCCAAGTCGGTGAGATCATCGGGCCAGACAAGAGTAGTCCGCGCCCTAGTGCCAGTTCTGCAGGGAATTGCGATGCATTGCTCGCGAGAATCTGCGCAAGCATGCCGAGGATCTGCTGAACCAACGCACTCACGTTGGCCATTGCCGAAGGGCCTGACGGCATTTGATCAGACATCAGACGGTCATGTCAGCCAGCGGAGCCCCCGCCAATCGTAGATGTGCCCATCCAGTGTTCCGAGAGCAACAACGAATGCCATCCGCTCATACCTTGGCAGGCTAAATGCGATGTCGAATGGCACCCCGTTCCGGACCAGGTACAAGCAGTCGATCAGGTCGGGGTGCCGGCTCAGTTTCCCGCGGTGTCCAGCTCCTTTGCGGTATCTTGTTCGGAGGAAGTTTGTAGCGCACGGGCGATGGCAGTGACACCGCTATCGCCGAGTCGCCCAATCATAGCCTCGATCTGCATCTCGTTGGTTGGAGGAGGCACCGGTACATCATCGATTGCCACGACAGAACTAGCTATCAATGCCATACCAAGCCAGGGCTGGTTCTGGGCCAACTCGGCACCCGCCGCCTTGAACAAACGCAGACGGTCCAGCGCTGTAAGCCGCCGCACCGACAACCTTCGTCCATCATCATCAAACACGGTTTCGGGCGTTGAAATCGTCGCAAGAATGGTTGCGGTCGGCGTCATCAGATCCGGCGCCTCCTTACCGCGAAGAACTCAAGCCGCTGTTTTACACTTGTATCACCCTTCCACAGGCCGGCACTGGTGAGGCGGAAAGTGACGTTGTCATATTGATAGGTTGAAGTGGAGCCGTCGGTCTCCGTTATATATTGGTACATCGTGCTCGCGACGACGTTGTTCCCGTTGAAGTATTGCTGCTCGGCCGTAGCAATGAAGTCCTCAACAGTCGAGCTACCGCGCTCAAGCTCGAAGTTGCCTTCCCAGCCCTTGGGAAGTTCAGTCCCCATAGGCGTGCCATCGAGCCGATCCACGCGAACTGACTGAGTCAGTTGTCGGCTTTCGAACGCCGTAACATATGTGAGATCGACCCTACCCGACGGGCCAATAACGACCAACTGTGTGTCGCGGCCGACAGAAAACATGGTCAGAGACATGCAAGCCGCTCCTTACGATGGCTGGCCACTAGGAAGTGTCTGACGGGAAACCTGAACGGTTTGGCCGCCCTCGATATTGACGATGAACTTCTCGTTGATCGCCTGATATTGCACCTGAGCGTCGGACTGGACGTAGCCGAGGTCTGTCCTGGTCGATGGGTTGTTAGACGTGTCGCAAATAACGCTGAACGGGAGACTGCCGTCCGTGCTACCGAGCAACCCTTGGCCGAGCATGTTCTGGAGAAATGAAAGCTGTGTAGCCCGTATGCGACTGAAGAGATCCGTCGTGATCAACTGTCCGACATATTGCCCCATGCCGGCTGCCAGCGTGGCGGCAATGTAATTTGTAAGCCGCGTGTAGTTGTCGCCATCGATAGCAGCGTTGGATGACGAGTTGTGCCCACCGCGGACCCCCCAATAACTGCCACCAGGCTGAGGGTTGCTGATTACGTCGATTCCAGCGCTGATCAGCGCTGCCAAATCGGCGGAAGAGTACGAGGTACTTTGGCCAGACCCGGGGGAACCCGACTTTTGGCTGCCAATTATGCTGTACAGTTGCTTGTTCAAGCTGGACTGCTGCGGAGACAGATTGGCGAGCCGGCCGGCGGTGAACCCTTGCGGCGACACCAGCCTGATAGTGTTGTTGACCTGATCTGACCACCAAAGCCAGTCGCCGAACATTAGCTTTGCAGCGTAGCTATCCAGACCAGCTTGTTGCTTTACGGTGATAGCATTCTGGAGGGTGTCCCCAGCTGGGCCGGTGAGAATCATATAGATGCCTTCATCCAGGCCGAACCCTGCCTGTGCGGTCCAGTAACTGGGATCGGCGGCATCGGCCAGCAGCGCGATGCCACAGCTCTGACCGCGCAAGGCATACATGCCGGAACGGGGAACTGTATCGGATCCAACAAGCGCACTGACGCCTACGCCAAATGCCCCGTCGGAGCCGGCAGTGGTGGTGCCAAGTTCAATGGAAAACGGAGTAGGTGCGATTGTTGCTCCACCGGCGTTCGCGACGACAAGCTGCGACGGTCCTCTCTGAGGGCCCTGTCCCTGGTTTACGGCGTTAGCGAGCGTGGTCCAGAATACCGCTCCTGCCCCCCCGATATTGTCGTAAACCTCAGGCTGCAAGCCGGGCAGCGAGATGGTCAATCGCCAAGTATTCACCTTCGATCCCGAAGACAACGTCAGGGACACCTGGTTACCAAGCGAACCCGTGTAGAGTGCGGTGAAAGTGACCGTCGTGCCTGGTATTGTTGTTTGCGCGGCGCAGTCCGTATTGTCGGTAACCCTGACACAGCGGAAGTTCTGTGCCCCCTGCTGCACTGCAGTCGCCACGTGCGTCCCCATATCGAATACCCGCGCGACGACAGGCCCGAAATTTTGAGCATAGTTTGCCATAGTAGCAATGATGACGGGGTTACCGACTGGCCCCCAGGAAGCAGTGCCCACAACGCCGACTATATTGGTCGGTACACCATTCAATACTAAGTTCTGCGGGGGAACAATCTGGACATACAGATCGGGCACCACCAAGGCTGTTGTGTTGATGCTCCCCTGCTGTACAATCGGCATCTGCTCAGTTTCCTTTGCTAGCGGCTGCGGCTACTCGCACCACATGATGTGCATGTTCGCTGCTCAGGATTTGCGTAATGCGTGCCTCATCGGTAACGATGTCACCGCGAGCCAGGTTCCCAAAGGGCCTCGCGACAACGAGATGAAATTCCATGTGGACTCTCCACAGTCAGACGGTGAATGTAGCGGTATTGATCACGAGTTGACCGAACAGCATCGCGGGTTCAGTTGCCGAAAGAATTGTGGGATATTCGACAA